CTGAAGTTGAATCTGGCGAGTATGCACTCGAGGGATACGATTCGTATCTTGGAGTGCAGATCTTCTACGCAGCTCTGCTGGTAGCCTTCAATGAAGGCTATTTGGATCTTCAAGGGAATCCCTTGAAGCCATTTCCAGCTAAGACCTCAGTGGTCCCAGAGCCGGGTGGAAAAGCGAGAATTATCACTACCACAAAGTGGTGGTCGATCATTCTTCAGCAACCTTTTGGTCATTTGACTAAGAGTTTGCTGTCAGGACATGTCTCCGCCGAAGCCGGGCTCAAAAGAGCCGACCAGGCGTGGTTATACCTTGACCTGCTTCACAATGTGAAGCCTTTGGCCAATGGTTATGTCCTTTCATCTGATCTTGAAGAAGCGACTGATGCAATTGCACCGGAAATCGCTGAAATCATGATCAGAGGTTTTTACCGTGGTATTGGCTATGCCAAGATCCCCAAACTCATTGAGATTGGTATCCAATTAGGATTACGGTCGACACGTGATATTGAAATTCAATATCCGCGTTCATCAGGGAGGAAACCCGTGTCTTTTATTAAAAGGCGTGGGGTCCTTATGGGAGAGCCAGTGACCAAATCGGTCTTGACTCTATACTCCCTGGTTTGTGAAGAGATGGCAATGAGAGATTATCTCTATGCCCGCTCTTTCCGCATTATCAAGCAGCCTCCAATCGAGGCTGTGATCCTTTATAAGGATCCCCGTACTAATAGTACGGAGATGATTCATGCGCGCTCTCGAGCTGAATGGTACCATCTATTAGAGGGTTTTAGCGGCTTTGCCAAGTGCAGAGTCGTATCCATTAAGGTGAGAGAGATCGGAGTGGACGATTTCCATTTTATTAGCTATGCTGATTTTAAGGAATATCGGAACCGCTTCGAGTTCTGTAACCACGGAAGGAGTATCACTGACGAAATTCGTCGGGGTGAGTATCTCACAACTGATACCTATCGTGGTCCAGTAACTGCTAAGTGGAGGGCCTTCGCCGTTGGCGGAGATGATCATATTGCATATGGTCCTGTCCAATACTTAGAGTTAATCACGAGCAACCATCATGCTTTTGGATCGAAAATTTCGCTCCCGAAGCACGGTTTCTCGAATGTCGCGGTCAAGTTCTGTGAGAAAATTCTCATGTTACGAGACCGTGATCTTTCGGTCACACCCAGACAAATCAATGATTCGTCGGATTTCTATGAGAAATCGGTTTGGGTTGACTCAATAAAGGTTCGCCTTCTATCTCCGCTATCGAAATCGATGGATGTAGAGGATGATCGGAACATTGCCATTGGCAAGGCTAGATCACTCTCTCGGAGTTTGGAATGGTTGAACCCGGACTTCTTTGCGGATGCCTGGTGTGACATGGTCTTAGCCAGGTTCTCGCAGAGAATGTACCCCTATCTCCCGAAGCCGATCGGTAAAGACCGATCCCTTTGGTTTCAATTGAAACTGCCTCCGGAGTTTGGTGGATTAGGACTAAAGTTCAAAAATGAACGTCTTCAAGACATT